GGAAGCTGATCGCGACGCATTGGCCTCCGCCGTGGCCGATAGTGCCCGCAGCCGCTACGAGCGGCTGGTCCGGAGCAAAGGGGAGTTAGGTCGTAGCGAAAAGTCTGATCGTAAGATTCAGGCAGGTAAGGCGAAGAACGCGAAAGTTTCGGTTCAAACGCCACCTCCTAAGAAGGAGGAGCCGTCGTCGGACGGCAAACCGGCCAAGCAGCAGAGTGCTGCTTCGGCCGGTGAGAGTGACGCGAAAGTTGTTGATGTGAATGCCATTTGTTTACCATTTGGCACCACTCCTGAACTAACGTGTTATCTCACCCGAGTTTACCCCGGGTTCACTTTTGCCACTGAACGTGGTGGGAAGTATGGACACCCCCGCAGCTTCATTGACCGGCTAATGGTTGTGTGGTTTTTCTTAGTTGGATTACCGCGCACGTTTGGGCTTGAGTTTGGGGCTGTGGTGGCCGAATTTCGCGGCAATAAGCACATCAAGCAGCGTGCTTTCGCGACTTTGTCATCGTGCGTCACATTCGGTGGCCCCTCTTCGCAGTTTTCGGACTTGGCGCAAGCCAATGAGCAAGGGGGGCGTGGATGTGCGCACTACATCGTTGATTATCAGATGTACCAGTTTAACCCTAATCAGGCTGGCTGGGAGACGATTGCGGCTATGTGTGCCCAAACGACATTAGGCGAATATTATTTTGCGTATGTCCCCACATCTTTTGCGCTGTCTCGTGATGCTGATCACGAGATGCACGCGGAGTACGTAACTGTTGATACTTTACGTGTTACAGTGGCAGGCACCGTCTATATGGATGTCGACAACACATGGGCCAAAACGGCTGGCAGCATCGCGGTTATGGGGGGCGAAAAGTTCCTCAACTACGTTATGTTGCCTGACATGTTTGGCTCGTTTCGCATTTTGCGAATCAAGTTGGGCGACGTTTGTGAGGTGGAGTTTGTGAAAGTTGCTATCCCTTTGTCAGATGCTCTGAACGAAGGTACGCAGCTCGAAGGGGCACTCACTGGAGTTCCAGCGACGTTGGCACGTGATGCTACGTTGAGCTGCGGCGTGTTGCGTATGAATGCGACGGACAAAGGGTTCGTCGCCGTCAAGCAAGACGCCGTGGCCAAACTCACATCTAAGGCTTTAGTTATTGGGGATTTGCGCGATTATGGTAACCGCACTACCCTAGAACGGATGGCCCGTGACTTGACTAAATCACCGCTCGAAGCGATCATGGCCGTAAGTTTGGCTATGCACGCCGCGGGTCGGTTGACTATCACGTCGGGTGTGTTGAACAACAACAGTAAATCTGAAACGTTGTTCCACCAAGCTGAAATGGTTCGGCGTGGTGCAGGAGTTCGTCCTAGTGTGACGTGGATGCGAGTGTTCACGTTGATTTGCTGTTTGTCGTTTACGACTGCGGCTTACACTGGTGGCGGTAGTGCATGGGTGCATTCGAAGGCTGGTGTTTCTATCGGCGTTGGATGCAGCGTGTACGTCCTTGGTTTGATGGATATGAAGGGGGTGTTGCAGCGTATTGCGCAGAATTATGGAGACATGTTGTTGATTCTATTGATTATGTTGGTGACGACCATTGTTGGGGTTAGGGCGGATCGAGGTTCGCACGCACCTTACGGGTTGAAAATGACTATTGATGGTGATGCACGTGTTGTTCCGTACAACGGGTCTTATCCGTTGACTGCGAAAGCGCCGCCGGAACCAGAACCGAATGAGGTCTACAGCAAGCGTTGGCGCACTTTAGACGTGGGCGTGTCACCATGGCGCGGTTCACGTAAGGTAGGTGTTGCCCAAAGGTTGTTTGATTGGTTCGGAATTAAGGTTTCAGGCGGTCTTTGCTCTAGAGATGGAGTTTGCGTTGCAGGAAATAAGGGTGGTCAGTATGTTTCCCACGAAAGTGGGGTTCATCTCTATCACGGCGTGGTGTGTGAGGCTGGTATGTGGAGCGATTTGCTCCCTAAAGCTAGCGTCTGGAACACGGGGGGTGTTGATGATCCAAAGGATCGTCCTGAGAGTGTCTTTGTCGGTATCTCAGTTGCTACGCCGCCTCATGTGTATGCCACTACCGTGCGTAACGAAGGCTTGGTTTTGAATAACCGCGCGTTCGCCAATAAAGGCGAGATTGATTGGAAGGCGTTTAATGATTATTTTGAATTTGTTCAAGCTAATTTTTTGTCGATTTTCAATTTGACGGCACCGTTGAAAGTATACGAAGATGTCGTCGCGTGGGTTTCTAATTTAGAACCAAAGAAAGCGGCTATTTATTGCCAATATGATTGTGACGGTAAGAAGTTACCCAATGGATCATTAGTGCGTAATGGCTTCTTGAAGAAGGAACATGTGATGAAGAATCACTATGTAAAACCTGGGCGTTTGGTCCAAGGAAACACACCGGCTGTCAACCGGGTTGTGGGTCCTTGGATTTCCCGGTTGTCCGACTTCGTCCGATTGTTGTGGCACAACAAACATCGGATCTTCGCTAATGGGTCGGTTACGGCCGAGGAGGAAGGTGAACGGTTTGACATGCTGAAAAGCTTCAATATGACTTTCGCAGACGGTGATTTTTCATCGTTTGATTCAACGCAGCATCCTGAATTTTTCAAGGTGTTGCACTGGATTTATGAGCAGTTTGGTGCACCTGATTTGGTGCTCGACACTCTTAAGCGACAGGTTAAGAAGCTTGGATTTACTCCCATGGGGTGGCGCTACGAAGTAGACGGCACACGTGGGTCCGGCGACCCGGACACGCTACTAGGTAATAACATTATTAATGTTACTGCTAATTTGTGGGCGTGGTCCAAAGTTAATGGTCCGCTGCCATTGCCTGAAAAACCGTTTAGTCCGAACGAGTTGTACCAGGCAGGCGCTTTATATTTTACGAATACGGTTCGTGATGTAAGCGTCTATATGCCCACAAAAGAGTCGGTTACGACTGTATTGGAGGGTGTGCAGCGATCTGTTCTCAAACCCGTTGTTGCGAGTTTGAGCGAACTTTGGGCGAGTATTGGGAAACACGTAGATTATGAACATAGCAAATTCAATATTGAAGTGTGTGGTGATGACAATTTGATTGCTTATAGTGGTGATCTGTCATTGCAAGCCCCGTACATCCAGCGTCTCGGGATGGTGAATAATATCCGACATTCACCGTTTCCCGAGATATGCTCCTCACTGTATTGGCCAACCGTTGTTAATGGTAGGTTAATGTCAGTCTTGTCCGCCAAACCTGGTAGGTTGGCTGTAAAACTTGGTTATTTGAGTAAACCAGTGGGCAAGCTTCTATTGGCTGAATTGGCTGGGAAAATTTACGGAACTTTGGTCGATTGTAGCCATGTTCCGTTTCTCAGTCAGTTGTTGGCCAAGTATCTCGAATTAATGCCAGATGGCATAGAAGCTAAGGCGCTCTATCACAAGTATAAGGCGCATGCTTCGGATTCTTATCCCGTTGTTGAGGAAGGCATACAAATGTTTCTCGAGCGGTATTCGATGGTTCGGGAAGAATACGATGATTTAGTTCGTGGTTTAGACACTATTGAGGGTTTACCATGGACTTACAGACATGCCGCATTTGATAAAATGTATGAGGTTGATAACGAGATGACCTTTGAATAAATATCAATGCGGCATATATGCGCGACCTCAAAGTATTGTTAAGCACAACGCGCACAGGGTGGATAATAGAACTATCCAAAAAGGCGGTTGGCCCACGAGACGGGCCCACTAAGTTTCTTAGTGGTTACTAAACGTAACAAAAACGTCGGAAATTAATGCCGAAAAAGAACCAGAAAAATCAGATTGTGGTTTACCAAAGCCAAGCGAAGAAGAAGCCTCAGCAACAAAAGGCTCAGCCGAAAAAGCAGTTGAACAAGCTGCCGAAGGCTGTTTCCTCGCAATCTGGAGCGCTGCGCTCGTATGCCTGCGCTCTCATGTCACCCTTTGACGCTCGTGCGTTGGGTGCCAAGATTCCGGATATGTATTCGTATCCGGTTGCAACGTATCACAGTGAGGGTACTGTCACCCTCTCGTCGAATTCGGCTGGCGTCGCTTCAGTTTTGATCACGCCTGATCCGTTTTGTACGATGGTTGATATGACAACGACAAGTGTCAACAGTTCGTCGATGACGGCGTATACGAGCACGCCTGTTGCCTATGCTTCTGCGACGATTGGCAACATGTCAAACTTGTTGACCAATTATCGCGTCGTAGGTGGTGGAATTTCAATTCGGAATTTGCTGCCACCCACGACTGCGACGGGTCGTTTGATTGCGGCAACTGTCCCGATGTCTGATCAGACGCCGGGGCCAAATTTTCTGGCCAACATTATTTCTAACAATTTCTATGTTGGTTCGCGGTTGATCGGTGCAGACATGACTGTGTCTGCGACCGGTGGTCTGACCGCTGGCATCTTGAATCTTCCGGGTGCCAAAGAGTTGACGATTCAGGATTTGATCGCCGAATCGTTGGACATTCATTTTAAACCCGTTTCTCCTAACGCGTTTGAATTTAAGTCCGCTTCAGGTCAGGCCATCGCCGCGGCGGGAACCATTGTCACGACTGCGGCTGCTGTTGCCACGGGCACTGGTGTGGTCTACAGCAGTAGTGCTGACAGTTGGGCATCAGCTGCTCCGACTGGCTTTGATTGCATTTTACTGCGATTCGAAGGGTTGCCCGCGAATTCAGTGGTCGCTGACCTCAAATACATTTTGCATTTTGAGGGAACCCCTAAGGTGTCTGGTGGCGCCGGCAATTTGGTGCCGGCCACCGAACACGAGCCCGTTGTAAATGTCGCGGGTCATCAACGTGTCTTGGATTCAGTCTTAACGATGCCGAACATTATGATGGGGTTTGACGCCGTTGCGTCTGGTATTGCCGGGTATGCAGCCGGTGGTGTGCCGGGTGCTATTGCGTCAGTGATTGCCAAGATTGGGATGACGTTTTAACTCATGCTCCTTTTAAATTAAGTTTGTAGTTTTTATTAAAAATTAATACCGCCAACCAGGGAAGTGGTTGGGCTGTAAGTCGTTCACG